ACGCCAAGCCATGAAAGAGGCTAAGAAACCCACAAAGAAGAAGAAGTAAATGCCAACCCTTGCTGACATTTACAGCGCACTCAACACGTTCAAGCGCAAATCATCGGATTTTGTCCAGAATCCTGGCACAAGCCTAGAACAGATGTTGTTTGCCGCAAACGAGAATGCACGGGAATTCAACAAGAAACACGCCCTGGCGACTGATTACACAATCGCCCAGGCCAGAGGCCAGCAACCCACGCCAGAGCAAACACAGGCCGAAATGGGGCTTAGAAACACATTGGCACAGGCATATAACCCTGTTGGAATGGTTGGGGTCAGCAAAGCGCCAGACTATGGAATGGCACACAGGCCAATGACGGTTGAAAGCGGTGCGGCAAGACTCCATGACCTTACATCAGCATTTGATGACACCATTTATGGCAAAGCAGCAGTTCAAAACTATGGAACTGGTACGCCAGCCCTAGACCGTGAGGCAGTCAGAATCTTTCAACAAGTCAGAAACAAGCCTGATGCAATGGTGACCGTATACCGTGCAGTTCCCAAAGATGCCAAGCAAACAGCTATGAATCCAGGCGATTGGATATCTGTAAGCAAACAATATGCAATGGAACATGGTGAAGGCGCATTGGGGGGTAACTACAAGATCGTTGCTCAAAAAGTGCCAGCAAAGCATTTAACGACTAATGCTGACTCAATTTTAGAACAGGGTTATTACCCATAAATGTCATCTAAAATGATTTTAACGACAAAGACTTAGGATTGGAATCAAATGGCAGAGCGAGGCGCACAAATAGGTAACCAGAACGCTGCGAAAAGCAGGATGTTCTACGACAAGTTGCGTCTTGTTTTGACTACTGAGCCGCACCGCCTGAGAAGCATTGCCGAGCAGTTGGTTAGCCAAGCTGAAGCGGGTGAACCCTGGGCGATCAAAGAGATCATCGACAGGATGGATGGCAAGGCCATTCAAGCCACCACCATTGAAAACGCTGATGGGTCGCCATTGCTGGGTGGGATTCAAGTCACATTCATCAAGCCCGAATGACTGATGTATCAGATGCCATTGCAAAGGCAGAGTTCCCTGTCAAGCTGCAAGGGTTGTTTCAGAAGTCACGTTACAAAGTCTTATATGGTGGGCGAGGCGGGGCAAAGTCTTGGGGGATAGCTAGGGCATTGCTTATCCTGGGGGCAAAGAACCCAATCCGCATACTGTGCGCCCGAGAGTTCCAGACCAGCATCAGGGATTCAGTTCACAAACTGCTGTGCGACCAGATCGAAAGCCTGGGCTTACTAGGGTTCTATGAGATCACCCAGGCCAGCATCAGGGGACGCAACGGCACAGAATTTAGCTTTGTGGGTCTAAAAAACAACGTCAGCAACATCAAATCGTATGAAGGGGTGGATATTTGCTGGGTTGAGGAAGCCCAGACCACCAGCCGTTTATCGTGGAACATCCTGATTCCAACCATCCGCAAAACTGGGTCAGAAATATGGATTTCGTTCAATCCTGAGTTGGAAACAGACGAGACTTACCAACGGTTTGTGGCTATTCCCCCAGAGGACTGCATCACCATGCGGGTGAACTGGAGTGATAACCCCTGGTTTCCCGATACCCTCAAACTTGAAAAAGACTCGTTAAAGGCACGGGATGAAGAAGCCTATAACCAAGTTTGGGAAGGGCTATGCCGCCAGACTGTGGATGGGGCTATCTTTGCCAAGGAAATGCAACAGGCCGAAAAGGATGGGCGCATCACTAAAGTGCCCTACGATGCAACCAAACCCGTTCATGCCGTGTTCGATTTGGGTTGGTCGGATAGCACCGCAATCTGGTTCTTGCAGTTTGTGGGCATGGAGACAAGGCTAATCCGATACATTGAGGATGCCCAGAAAACCATCAGTTATTACTTGGCGACTATGCAAACCTACGGGTATGTCTACGATACCGTTTGGTTGCCCCATGACGCTGAAAACAAGACCTTGGCAGCGGCTGGGCGGTCAATTGATGACATTGTGAGGGCGGCAGGGTACAAGACCACCATCCTGCCAAGAGTTCCAATTCTGGACTCCATCAACGCCGCCAGGACGATATTCCCGAACTGTTATTTTGACCGAGAACACACCGCCGATGGGCTGGCTTGCCTCAGACATTACAGGTACGAGGTTGACCCAGACACGGGGCAGTTCAGCAGAAACCCATTGCACGACCATTATTCCCACGGGGCAGACGCCTTTCGGTATATTGGACTTATGATCAAAGAACCCACTAAACGCAAGAAGCAAATGGTTGCCACAGCGGGTTCATGGATGGGCTAGACCGCCCTCAAATTCAATAGGATAATTGCCCAAAGGGATTCATATGGCTTACCAAGATGCAGATGGCGCAAACGCCAAGATTAACGAAGCGATCAAGTTCTGGCGCTTGGTCAATGATTCGGACTCCACAAACCGAGCCGAGGCGCTAAACGACATTAAATTTGCCGCTGGTGACCAATGGCCCGTTGAGATTCAGAATAGCCGCAATCTGGAAAGCCGCCCTTGCCTGACCATCAACAAGATCGATGCCTACATCCGACAGGTGACCAACCAGCAGCGCCAACAGCGCCCACGCATCAAGGTTCACCCTGTCAACAACCTTGCTGACTACAAGATTGCCCAGGTCATTGAGGGCATCACCCGCCACATTGAGGTCAATTCCAGCGCCGACACTGCTTATGACACCGCATTTGACTATGCCGTGCGGATGGGCTGGGGTTACTGGCGGGTAAATTACAAATATGTAAGGGAAGATTCGTTCGATCAAGAAATCTACATTGATGCGATTGACAACCCTTTCACCGTTTACTTTGACCCCAACAGCATTAGGCCAGATGGTTCAGATGCAGAGCGATGCCTAATCACCACCGTCTTGGACAAGAAAATTTTTCGGGAAATGTACCCAGGTGCAAACGATGGGGCTAACTTCCAGCAACGCAGCACAGGGGATGACACCGCATCATGGGTAACCAAAGAGGATATTCGCCTTGCCGAGTACTTTTACATTGAGCGTGAACGTGCCAAGCTGTATTTGCTGAGTGATGGCACAACGTCTTTTGGGGACAGCGACAGCTTTTTCCAACGGGTCGAGGCTGCAGGTCTAACCATCGTTGATGAACGGGAATCCTTCCGCAAGGCCGTCAAATGGGTCAAGATGACCGCCTTGGAAATCTTAGAGGAAAAGACCTGGGCGGGTAAATATATCCCTGTTGTGCCGTGTTATGGCGCACAGGTCATTGTGGATGACAAGCGCAAGAAATACGGGCTGGTACGGTTTGCTAAAGACCCCCAGCGGATGTATAACTTCTGGCGCACCAGCATGACCGAATCGGTGGCGCTTGCACCCAAGGCGAAATGGTTGCTGGCAGAGGGCCAAGACGAAGGCCACGAAAACGAATGGGCAATGGCTAACATCAAGTCCATGCCTGTGCTGAGATACAAGCAAAAAGACATTGAAGGCGTACCAGCACCAGCACCCACCAGACTGCAACCCGAGCCGCCACCCGCAGGGATTATGGAAGCGGCGGGGGCAATTTCTGCTGATTTGCAAATGGTCTTGGGCATTATGGACCCAAGCCAATTGCCAAGCGGGAATATTTCAGGCAAGGCATTGGCAGGGCAGCAGAATCAAGTTGATCTGTCTAATTTCCACTTTTACGACAATTTGACCCGTTCCATTGCTCAAACTGGGCGCATCATTCTTGACCTGATTCCCCACATTTACGACACCCAGCGGGTAATGCGGATTATTGGGTCGGATGGTCAGCCTGACATGACCACCATCAACGAGGCCAACGAGATTGGCGAGGTTTTAAACGATGTGACTGTGGGTGAATACGATGTGGTGATGGACACAGGCCCAGGATTCCAGACCAAGCGCCAGCAAGCGGTGGAATCCATGATGCCTTTGCTGACGGGTAATCAGGAATTGTTCAATATTGCTGGGGATTTGGTATTCAGAAACATGGACTTCCCAGGCGCAGATGTAATTGCTGATCGTCTTGCCGCCATGAATCCGATGGCAAACATTGACGAGAAATCAGATATACCGCCAGAAGCCCAGATGCGTCTGGCACAGTCTGAGCAAATGATTCAGCAACTGCAACAGCAATTGCAAGCGGCGGGTCTGGAGATCAACAACAGGGCGCAAGTGGCCCAAATCAAAGAGGAAGGCGCAACCAAGCGCAAGCTGATGGATGTGACCGCACGGGCGCACAACACCGAAACAATGGCAGAGGTTCGGGTTAATGACCAGAATACCCGCAGCATCACAAGCCAGAATAAGACCGAAATTGATGCCTTGGTCAAAATCCTGCTGGCAAGAATGTCACCTGATCAATTGATGGGCGAGATTGAGCGATTGAATGCCGAGCAATTCCAATATGCCAATATTGCCGCCCAAGATATTAGCCACCAGCCCAATCCCTTTATACAAGGAATGCCGCAGTAATTGACATCTACATGATTTCGGGTAATATTGCCCAAACCTTACCAGTTGGGTCAACTGGGTAAATTCTTGGAGTAATCCATGTCTGAAGTGCAAGAAGCACCAAAAGTTGCCGCTAACGTGGTGACAAGTGAAAATTTAGCCGAGTTCAACGCCAAGAAGATGGGTTTAGCTGA